TTAGTTAACTGGTTTTGCTCCAAGTTGTGCCAGCAATGCCTGCACTGCAGGGTCATTGATGTTGGCACTGGCAGTTGCCGCTGGCGCAGGCGCTTGCGCACCGCCACCTGCGATAAATGCGTTGGCCTTAGCCACTGCATCAGCATCGCCTGTTGCATCTACAAGAATCCACGGCGCTGACTTTCCAGGCTTTGCAGTTCCCTGTCCAATGCGTGCCAATACCTTTTGGCCGATCTTAGTTTTCAATGCGTTCTTCAAAGCTACATTGAAGAACAATACTGAATCGTGTGACTGGCCTGTGTCTAGGTCATTGATGCGTACTTCAATTGCATCTGCATCCCCGTGAACTGTTTGAATACCTGTTTTGTATTCCAATGGCTCAAGGATAAGCAAGTGTCCGTTCAAATCAGCAACTTTTACTGATTCTGTGTTGTTACTAGGTGCTGAAAATGCCATTTGACATTCCCCCGTTTCTTTTTAGTTGGGTGGTGCTTGGTGTTAGTTTGTGTCTAACTCTTTCGGCGGTGTTAGTTCCGCCAATTCTTTTGCAATGTCATTGATCGTTTTGGTTGGGATTCCGCACCCGCAACCGTCACGCTCGCACATTAACGCAAATCCGAAACTGTGTGGATTTGTCGTTTATCTTCATCAAGATATGTGTATTTGACCCCTTCGTTTGCAGTTATTTCAATTGAAACAAAAAGGTTTGCATCTAAATCCCTTGCTTTGGCAAAGTCTTTGATGAAGTTAGTTATTAAAGAATCCGTAATCATTTCTCCCCCGTATCGTCAATTTGCTCAACATCTATAGTAAATCCATATCCATAATAAAAAGGATTTCCAGCACTCCAGTTAACTGTCAGTGATAGCACATCCCCAAAGTCTGCATATATGTGCCAAGTCTCATAGTTATCTGTCGTTCCCACCCCTGTGATGATGTGATCAACCTTTTCAGGATTAAACAAGAAAGATTGAAGTTCTGTGAAAGCACAACAATCATCTGTATCTTTTAAGATCACAGCAGTACCATTATCTAGGGTGATTTGCAAACATTCTTTAGGCGCAATGCTCCATTTGTCGTGAAGTCTTTTAACATACTCTGTTTTGACAATTTTATGTCCTACTACTTTATCTGCTAATTCATTTACATTGGCAGGCATAGTTCCGTCATCAACATCTTTATCTAAAACTTCATTTGGGTAATGCGCTTTTGTCACAAACTCTTTCATTTTCCCCCCGTATCTCCGTTGCAGGCAACTGATAGATCAGTGCTGAAAGGCCGATAGTATGGGCAATACATACACATTCGGCTTGGTGTAGCAGGAATCAGTGGCCACATTTGAGGATTTTTTTCAACATCAATTGTTGAAAGCAACTCATAAACGCTATCTAAACGAGCAAGCGCGGCTATCGCTGCGGCTTCATCGTAATCAAATAGTTCAATGTGCATATCATCAATGGAACCGCCTGTTGGCAAGAAGATAAGGCCAACCTTATTTACTTGCACACCTTGCTGGGCTTTTCCGTAGCCGTAAAGCTGAACCTGCGTAATCTGTTGGCTGGTTGCACCTTCACTGCGCTTGGCTTTTACACCTGCAGGTGATGTGGTTTTCCAGTCCAACACATAACCCTTTTCTTTGTCAAAAAGGTCAACTGTACCTGTTAGGTTTGCACGAATTTGAACCTTTTGTTCTACTTCGTAGCGATCAGGATGCTTTGCAAAAATATCTTCAAGAAATGAGTGGATGGCGGTGCCGACATTGGCAGCCCAGGAACCGCCACCCGACTCATTTACCTTTTCCCAATCCAGCAACTTGTAGGCAAGCCTGCGTACACATTCCTGCCCAACTTCACTTGGCCCAATATAAACCTGTTGGCTTCTTGGTGACCACTTACTTGCCTCGGTGATGATGTGATTCAACTCCAAAGCAAGTTCTTTTGCTGGTGTGTTCAAAGGTGTAAAGGTCATTTGATTATTCATCCTCATTTACAATTGAAAATCTACGAGAGGTTGATTTTACCTCAAGTGCTTCAATTACCTGCGCAGGCAAGATTTCGCGGGCGCGTTTGGTGTCAAATCGTGTTGATTCAACAAATGACCATCTAACAACTGGGCGGTTCAAGAACATACCCATTTGATTATCCCCAAGTGCAGCCTCAATGTGTGCGCGAGCAACATCGGCTACTTCTTGAAGTTCCTTGATCTTGGCAACGGCATTTTTATATTGCTCAAGCCAAGCGGCGGTGTTGGCATCAAAGTCAACCACGCCTGTTTCTATCTCCACGCTCATACTAACCCCCATTAGTAATAGTTCTTTTGCTTAAAATGATTCCAAGCCCCACACGGACCTGATGAACCATATTTGCGGCCAATGTAGGCCAGTGCTGCAATCGTTTGGGCAACAGTTGATTTACTGCGCTTCATTCCAAGATTGCGATAAGTACCATCCAATAACTGCCCCACACCTGATGCGGTGCTGGTTGGGTTGTCCTTATCCTGCCAAGCGCTTTCTTTGCTCATTAGGGCATTGAAACACTTGAACTGTTGTGCTGTCAGTAGCTCGCGGGCTACTTCCTTTGGATTCACCTGCATCAAATGTGGCCGATCTTTGTAGATAACCAATTCAGGTACTGCAGGTTGAGCCGTAATTGCTTGAACCATCAATGAAGTGCTAACGCTAACCACCACGATCAGTGCCAGCCTTTTGATGAGTCTTTTGTCTGTTGGTGTAATGGTGCTGCTCCTTGTTCAGTTGCAGTCAACTTTTTTAATATTCGCCTGACATAGCCAGGTGAAGTATTAAGTCGAACTGCAATTTCGTTGGCAACTAACCCCTTTGCGTGCAGTTGGATAATTCGTAACGCCATCCCTTTGAAGGCATAATCCTTACCCTTTGCAACAACGGCATCTCTTTCGGCTGGCGTTGAGCCACCCCAAATGCCGTGGGTTATTTGCTTTTCTAGTGCGTACTCCAAACACTCCTTACTGTGAATACAACTTGCGCATATTGCTTTAAGTTGGTGCAGTCTTTCTGCCTCTTGTGTGCGGTTATCGGGAAAGAATAAATCCTTGTCCTCAATCTCTGCACACTTGGCTTCATCAAATCGTGGTAGATCAACAAAGAAATCAAATGTTTTCATTGCTTTTCTGCCAACCATTGCTCAAGGTCTTGGATTACCCAAGATTGTTCAATCCCAGCGCTACGGCGCTTGAGAATGACATAATGCAATGGAACTTCGGCTAAACCGCGTGCCTTTGCATAGTTTTCTGCCTCAACTTCAGCTTCACGCCAAAATTGAGGAAGGTTAGGTTTTCCCCAGTTCTTCAGTTCAAGGATGTATTGCTTGCCAGCAATGATTGCGACTAAATCGCCTTCATCGTGCTTGCCAGCCTTCACCAAACGCTCGCATAAAGCACCAGCACTACGAAGCCAACGCATAACATCGGTTTCAAAAAGCGCTCCTTTTCTGCCGTTTGGATTAGCCATTTCTTCTCCATAAATTATTTGCAAGTTGATTAACATATTGTTTTGTTATATTAAATTCATCTGCAAGTTCTTGAACATTTACAAATGGTATATAACGATTTCTTATTTCTTCAACTTGTTGATCTGTTAATTTGCAACTTGGAGAATTTTCACCTGATAATGTTTTTTGCCTTCCTTTTGAAATCATATCCAGCATATTATCTCGATTCGTTCCAAGAAATAAATGACTGGGATTAAAACATTTACGATTATCGCATTTGTGGCAAACATACAATCCCGCTGCAATTTCGCCCACAAAAGTAATATAACTTGCTCTGTGAGCTAATAAAACTTTTTTACCTAACCCAATTTGACCATATCCATTTTTCATTATATGGCCAGTAAATTCCCAGCAACCATTATCTGCAATATGGCGTTTTTCTAAAAGTCTTTCTTCAAGTGGTGCTTGAGAATGAACGCTTTTACGATTGCTGGGAATGTAACTCAATTATTTAACCGCCTTAAGTGATGGGTAGTTGGTGCCAGCCTCACGACTGATGCGGGCAAACTTAACTGCTCGAATCAAATCTTCAGCCAAAATAAGTGCTTCTTGCTCTGTCATATTGCAAAGCAATGGTGCGTTCTCGCCCAAGTTATCGCGGGCATTATCTAGGTGTTCAAAGTAGTTTTCAGCCTTCACACTGCGATCTGCAGAATGGCGCAATAAATCCAAATCATCTAACTCGTATGCACCAACAACATCTTGCACTAAATCTTTCACTGCATCTTGTTCTTCAAGATATAAAGCAATACTGCCATCTGAATGATTGTGTATTGAAAATAGCGGTTCCCGTGGTTGCTTTTCAAAGATCATTCGCCTTCACCAATCTCAAAAGCTGAAATGATGATTGCGTACAAGGCAATAATGCCAATGAATCCGCAGACTAATCCTAACCAAAACATTTCTTCCCTTTCCGTTCAAAGTAGGTATGCACATACTACACACATTTGAACGGTGCAACGGCTTAGACTCGCTGAACCTCAATCTGAAAAGGTGGGGCGGTGTTGATGTCGTATTTGGCGGCAATGGCAAGGGCTGAGTGGATAGCATCGGTTACGCTGGCGATTGTGGCCGCCTCAATGCCGTGTTCAAAGGTCAGCGCATAGGTTAAAACACCCAGCGCATAATCTGAGCCTGAGCCAATAGCGTAAATGCCGTTTTCGTTTTGGCTGATGCTCATATCACTGCCGATTTCAAAGACATTGCCAGCAAATACGAGCAAGAAACCAAACATAGCTCCATCCCTGTTGAAGTCATACTCACCCAGTTTGAAGGCTTTAATAATGCTTGGGATAACCTTTTTGCCCATAAACTTAACAGGGTCGGTGCCATCATAAAGAGGCGGTTTCCAGTCATACATCAAAATATCGCCTGGGCGTGCCTCGCCTCGAACTCCCAAGAAGTATTTGCCAATTTTGACAATTTTAGGGGTCGTAGGGGAAATGATAATTCGGTCACCGTCTGTGATCTGAGAATCTGCCCCTAGCACGACACCAGCGGGCGTTTGGCAGGCAATTATGGTGGTCATTGGCCAAGTGTAGGGCAAAGGCGTGAAAAGGCGCGGAAACCCTAGCAATTCCCCAATTCTTTCGGGTTTCCACGCCCATTTAAGAGCCTATAACACCTTACTTGGGGTGGCAAATAAGGTGTTATAGCACCTTAAACCGTTATCAGATTGTTATCAAAATTTGCCCGTTTAGGCTTGCGCTTGTATATACAGGGGCAGTATCTTTTACTTATTGGGGAACGGCCCCTAGGAAAGAAGGTTCCAAATGTTAAAGTGTAACAATTGCGCAGCACGAGTTGATGTTCTAGCTCACCAAATCCGCGGTTCAGTTGAAGTAACTGTTTGCCTTGATTGTGCAGATCGTTACTACCAAGACCAACTAACACGCACACTTATCAATGCAGAAAAGGTGGGTGCATAATGCAACTGTTTCAAATCAATCGCGGCGAGTGGATTAGCGTAAATCAAGAATACCGCCTTCAATACTTCATCTACCGTGGCGGTTTGTCAGAGTGGGTTATTTCTCGCAAGAATTCAACAGATAAGTATTTTTCAGCAGTTGCAGCAGCTCCAACACTTGCAGATGCAAAAGCAAAGTATTTTGAGATTGTAAAGGTGGTGGCATAATGTTTAGCACTAATTACAGATGTGTTTGTGTCGGTTGCAAAGTTGAATTTGAATCGGTTGAAAAGGTCAGTATGTGCTTACCTTGTTTTGATGCCTACCTAGCAGATTTGGAGCAAAATCATAATGATAACTAAAAGAGGAAAGCGTGTTAGAGCAGTTGCAATTGTGATTGGCGTGATTCTTGTTTGGCAAGTTGCCAGCAACCTTTGGTGGGTTGGCATTGATGCCCCTAGTGCTGAGTTTCTTGGCTGGTGTTGGGGTTCAATGGATGAGTGCGTGGTTCTATGACACACGATGAATTGCTAAAAGAAATTAACACCGCTGAATATCCTTGGTGGATGCAAGATGCCCTTCGTGCAGTAGTCGAATTACATAAACCTGAAAGTGCAACATTACAAAGTTGGTTTAAGTTATTAAATAACAAAGCGGTAATTGGTTGCAAATTGTGTAATGATTTTTACCCTTGTCCAACTATTCAGGCGATTGAAAACGAGCTAAACCAATGACCCCATTGCGATCAATCCGAGTTGATGCCGACTTGTGGCAACTAGCTTTACAAAAAGCACGCAACGAAGGCACAACAGTAACGCGGGTCGTTATTAACGCGTTGCGTTACTATGTAGAGAATTAGAAAGCACAAAGCCCCTGTAACACTTAGCAGTACAGGGGCCTTGGCGGACGGCCATCGAAATGAACCGAGGTAATTAATGCTTCATCCCGTTAGAGGCCTCAGTGGATCTCAATGGTGCGGTGAAGCAGTCCGAGAAGGCACTTCCTAGGAAGCCCACTCTGTATTTATTGTAGCAAAAGCACGAAGCCCCGCACACTCGCAGGAACGGCTGCAGGTGGCGGGGCTTCGTTATGGGGGCGTTTTGCGCCTAAGTCTTAATCTATATACTGAGCAAGTTCAGCGCAAATGGCCGCGTAAGCCGCCAAATCTATTGCTGAATCTAAATGGTTTGGTTTTGCAGACAATCGAGCAAGTTTCATTGCCGCCATACATAGAGCTGCAACTTCGGGTGGCACTGGGTCACCTGGTTGTGCTTGCTCAACATATCGTTCTAAAACAATTCCTAAAATTACGCCAATGCGTTTATGGTTAATGCGTGGTTCATCGTAGGAAACATTGCGATCACCGTAAGTAAGGCGTTTGGCCTCATCTAATACTTCGCCTCTGTTCATTCTTCCCCCATCTCATACCAGCCATCGCCCCAAAGGGTCAACAGGCGCTTAAAGTATGCCTCGTATTGAAGGCCGATAGTATCAAGGTTATAGAGTGAAACTGCGCGGTTTCTGATTTTGGCGCGGTCGAGATATTTCACACCTTCGGCTGCCTGCACGAATTCCTGCAAGGTTCGGCATCTAAACCCTGAAATGCCATCGGGATTGTTCTCTGTAAATGCGCCCCAATCGGTTGTGATTGTTGGGGTTCCGCAAGCCTGCGATTCAATTACTACATTCCCAAAGGGTTCTACATAAAGTGTTGGTGCAAAGGTGGCAATGGCACCGCCCATTAGCTTTGCGCGTTGCTCAGGCCCCACACTGCCAACAAACTCGCCATACCCGCTTTGCTCACCTGGCCCTGCCAAGATAAGCCGCTTGCCTAATCTTTCACATACCTCTTGTGCAATGCGGTATCCCTTGCGATCAATCAAGCGACCAATGAACAGGTAATACTCACCCTGTTCATCGCCTTTGCCATTGCCCAGTGGGAACATTTCAGGTTCCAAATACCCTGGGATTACTGCATCATAAAACTGGCCATCTGCCGTTGTTGGGTTTTTCCACCCTGCATAGATTGAGTGCATCCAGGCATAGGACTCAAACACACGGTACTTGGCAAACACGCCGCCGTAGCCAACGCCAAACTCCACACTAATATGGCTTGGGAAGGCATCGGCAATGTCTTTTTGAGCAGAGCCACCAATGAGGCAGATGAAATCTTGTGGCTGAATTCTATCCCTGATGCCTTCAATTGCCTTTGTGTTGAAGTTCCACCAAAGGCCACCGCTGAATGGGTATTGGGTGTAGTGGGGAACAGTTGCCACCGCTGCCGCCCGCTGATCTTCATTCACGCAAGTAATCAACTCTGTTACAGGTGCATCAACAACTTCACCTGCATACAAGAATACTTCGTGGCCTAGATCGTGCATCATTATGCAAAAGCGCCTGACCTTTTCAGTAAAGGCGCATCCTGCAAACTCTTTTGTTACCTGTGTGTGTGGCAATGCCACAATATGAAAACGCATAGTTCCCCCGAACTGTTGTTTTAAAGAACGAGTGTGTCGGCTTCTTCGGCAGTTAGCGGTTGACCTGCAACTAGCTTTGCCTTTGCACTGGCCTTGAGTGCCTCTGTTGCTGCACGGGCGGCATCTTCGGCTGCGCGGGCTTCTTCGGCCTGTGCCTGCATCGCTGCCTGCGCCTCAAGTTCGGCAGGTGTCATATCGCGTTCAATAGATTCACCTGTTGAACAGTCAATCTCGATTACTTTGCTCATTGTTTAGCCTTTCGTGATTCCGTAGATGGTAAAAGTTGAGTTGGCGGCAAAGTTGCCAGCACCTAAATTGAAACCAATTTGAGTAATTGCAGATGTGCTACGCCATAGAATTGAACGAAGTCCTTGGTCTGCTGCTGTTGCATTATTTTCGCCAACTGCATCCGAAATTATTGACTTAAAATTACTTGATGTGTAATTTGGAATGTACAACTCAAAGTTACCAAAAGTGCTAGCAGTAGATGTTGCAGATGGGATAATAACTCCGTCAATATAGCCGCTTGCGCGTGAACTTCCTGTTGCCGAACCATTGCCGTATAAATAAGTAAAACTTCCCAATGAAGTATCACCGTTTAAGTATAAAACCGCCGTAATGCTTAATGCTGAATTTGTACCTCTTGCACTTCCAACTAATTTTAAATCAGTAAAAGTTTGAGGAATGTTATTAAAGGAGATTGAGCCGCCAGTTCCAGCCATTGTCTGCGTATAAATCGGTTGCATTGCAATTGTCATTTATGCCCCCGTTACTGAGCTGGTTGTGATGCCGTAAAGGTCGAAGCGGGAATTTGATGCCCAGTTAAATCCATTAAATAAATTAAATGCAGTAATTGCAGATGTTGTATTTAATGAACCTGAAAAAAGTGAAACAAATCCTGCTCCATTTTGATCGCTTCCCCATAACATACGAACAACTTTTGTTTTATTTGTATTTGTATAATCTAAAAGATCAATTATTCCTGAGCCTACTGAACCACTTGGAAATACACCTGTTCCCACACCTGAATTAGTAGGTGAAATAAAACTTTGTGAAACCCAAGAACCCGATGAGGCAGATGAACCATTACCAACTAAACTATGAGATGAAGAATTAGCAATTGAAAAACTACCATTTGCTCCAATAGAAAAGTCATTACTAGATGACTGTGACCTAATAAAAAATCTAATTTGCAAATGCGTAAATGTTTGAGGAATACTATTAAAATCAACGGCAGCAGTTGCGCTTCCCAGTGTCTGCCCCGCAATCCAAACCATACTCACGATGACACCGCCCTGATTCCGTAGAGGGTTGCAGTAGAATCTGTTGTTAAATTTCCGCCTGCGTAAGTAAAAATGTCTAATTGACGAATAGCGGTGGTATCTTTGCGAGTAAGTCCTACTGTTAATCTTGTAATTCCAGAACCATTCAAATCCATAGCATTGCGAACTAACATTGTTTTAAATGTTGTTGTGTTTGTGTAATTAAGAACATCACAAGTTACAGTTCCATAAATTCCAGCAGTTGCACTAGCGCCAGGAATCTTACCAATCTCAACACCATAATAATCACCCGAACGAGCAGATGTTGCACTTGAACCATTTCCATCCAAGTAAGTACCTGAAGAAAATCCAAGCCCAACTGCATTAAGTGCAATCACAAATAGATCACTAGTTGCAGCATCTGTTGCTCGAGCAGAAATTACAAGGCGAAGATCTTGAAAAGTTTGTGGAATATTAGAAAATGTAATTGTGGTGGCAGATCCAGTGCCAACTGCGCTTGCAATCGGCACCATCGCGCCATACTGATTGCCAGCGTTCATACTGGTATAAAGGGTGCGCCCAGTCTTTAACGACCCAGCCCCCGATAATTCATAAACGCCCATTTAAACGATTTCCACGCCTGAGATGTGAAAGTTGATCGTGGTGGCAGAGGCACCGCCAGTGATGGTTTGGGTTGCAGTAAGTGTTTGCTTCAAATCAATAACTGTTGAGTCATTGCCGCCAACTGCAACTGTAGTTGCAAGGTTGGTGCCGCCCAGTGCCATTGTAAATGTACCCGCTGAAGCTGAAGTGTTAGTAACAACGATTGATGTTACAACCGTGGTTGTTGCAGATGGCACTGTGTAGAGTGTGGTTCCAACTGTAGTTGTTGCAGCCCCGCGAAAGAGTGCCTTTGAAGTAGTTGCCATTAGTTACAACTTTCTTTAGTAGATGTCCATTATGTCAGCAATGATTGAATCCTGCAGTAACGCCAATGTCTGCGCCTGGGTGTAAGTGTTAGCCGCGCTGAAGGTGGCCGTTGTAATGATTTCAACATAATCACCTGATGTGGTGGCAGTTGTTAATACAACTGATGTGCCATCTGTAGCGGTGTAATCCACACCGCGAACAAGAAGCACACCGTTCAAATACACATCTTCAAAGCCAACAGTGTAAGCAAGGGTATATGAGTAATCATCTGCACCGCTGATTGTGGTAATCGAGCTAGTGATCGCCTTGCGCCAGTATTGCTGGAAAATCGAAGTAGATGTTGCATCTGTATCTAGCCAAACAGAGCCATTTGGCACACCTGTTGGCATTGAATCCTGAGCAAAGGCAGCAGATGGGCCAGTGGCACCCGCAGGGCCAGTTGACCCTGTAGGGCCTGTTGGCCCAGTTACGCCATCTATACCTGAAGGTCCAGTTGCGCCAGTGGCACCGACTGGTCCAGTTGCACCTGCAGGGCCAGTGGCTCCAACAGGTCCAGTTGGACCAGTAGCGCCATCAACACCAGCAGGGCCTGTTGCACCTATCGGTCCAGTTGCTCCAATAGGACCAGTAGGCCCAATATCGCCAGTGGCACCAATAGGGCCAGTAGGTCCAACATCACCTGTTACTCCTTGCGGTCCAGTGGCTCCAACAGGTCCAGTAGCACCAATTGGGCCAGTAGCACCTGTATCGCCTTGAATTCCTTGTACGCCTTGTGGTCCAGTGGCACCTGTAGCACCAACTGGTCCAGTAG